CACTACCTTACCCCCCAACAATGGCGAGATCTGCAAACGGAATACACCAACGCTGTCAACGACAACGAATGGAATGGCGGCGGCGCGCGGACCTGGAAGTGCCAGGGCTGCTCGGCCCGGCTGCAAACCGAAAACGTCGCCGGGTCCACGATCGTGTTTTGGGAAGTGAACTGGGAGTTTGAGTACCGCGCCGAGACCTGGGACTGCATGCCCTGGGACGTGGGATTCGCCCAGCTCGTGGACGAGAACGGCGATCCGGCCCCGTACGGCACCCAACGGGCCCAGATCAAAGGCCAGGACGACAAGGCTGTGAGGCAGCCGGTCGCGCTCCAGGCCGACGGCACGGCAGCAGCGCCAGGCTCGCCACCCAGCGTGATCAAGGGCGGGGCCGGCGTGCGAATCTATCCGGAGCTGGAGTTCGGAGGTGTCTTCGGGCAACTGTTCACGCCATGACCAGACGCAAAGCCAATCCGGGCCAGCGGCCGTTCCTGGTCTCCGGCGATTCCATGAAACGGATCGCCGCGGCGGTGCAGGGATACGAGCACGGCAACCGGAGGCAATCGCCGGTTAAGTTTCGCACGGCGACCGGCGATGACGGCGGCGATTCTGTCCGCCTCGGCCGCATCTCGTCAGAGTGGGCCCACGGCGATTCGGCGACCGTCGAAAGGCTGGACGAGGCCGGCGATCCGTTTGATCCAAGCCAAACATTTGAGGCGATGAACTTTTTTGGCAATGTGCATGTTCCGAGTGGCACGCTCAACGTCGCCTGCGGCCTCGTCGGCGGGACGTGGATTCTGATCGAGGCAGAGCGCATAAAAAAAACCGTTGTTGTCGACGTTCGTTTTGAAGACGGGAATTTGGTCAAAGACCTAGAGGATCTGTGGGTGATCGATGACGCTGGCGAGGTGACAACAGAGACCATTGTGGAGACCACCGAGTGCCCGGGCTAGACTTTTAAATGACGCTTTACACGGCCAACGGCCTATTGTTGCGAACCGGCAACAGCCTTGCCACGAGCGACGCGTGCTGCTGCGCTGGGTCATGCGGCTGCAATCCCGGCGAATCTCCGCCGCCGGCCGTGTCCGTCACGCTGAGCGGATTCGAGGACAAAACGCAGGGCGATCCGCTCGTTTATGTTCGTGTCCTGTCGTGCGGCGGCTCTGGTGCACTCGGCTACGCCACCGGGCCCGGCGGCGACCCAAAGGGGAAACTCGACGACGACATGGGGCCCATTGAGGGCATCAAGATTTCCAGCGGTGGAGGAGGCTACGCGAGGTACGGGAGAACGGCCCCCACGCTGTCGCTCGGCAACGCAAGCGACGAGCCGGCCGCAGTGTCGATAGAGCTAGAGGAGACGGAAGACTCTTGCGGATGCCCGATCTGGACCGTTACTTCAGTGTCAGTAACCGAAGGAGGCGTAGGTTACTCGGACTTTGACGCGATAAGCCTGGTGGCGTCAGGGGGCGGCACAGTCGTCGAGCCTGCGTCTGGAGTCATTAGGACTTCTGCGAAACGCTACGAACCGACGGGGAAATTCGCGCTCGAGGCTTCCACGACGACTGGCACAGGCGCGACTTTCTCGGTTACCACCACGCCAGCCAGCACCACATCAGACGCCGAAACGTGGGCGGTTGCCAGCGTCACTTTTACCGGAGACACCGCAGATTTTACGGACGGCCAACCACTGTCTTTTTCTGGCAAGTACGTTTCCGAAGCGGCTATGGCAGAAGTGCGAGTTGTGACCGTGCATTCGGTGCCATCGACCACCGTGAGCGTCAAGAGCGACGCAGGAACTGGCGCATCTGTTTCCGTGTCGCTCTCTAGCAATAAAAACTCACCAGAAACGTGGTCTGTTTCCGGCTACTCGATCGACGGCCCCGGAAGCGGGTATGTGGTTCTCGATGCCGTCACGGCTGCGGTAGACGACGGCGAAGAGGTGGCGGCAGCAGCGGGCAGCGTCGATGAAGTGGACGAAGACGGCGGAATCTTGTCTATCGATTTCGGCACGCTCGGGGAGTTCTACAAGCTCACCGGCAAGATAGCGTCGCTAAATGTTATCGATGGCGGAGAATACTTTGTCTCGAAGAACGAACTCGCGTCCGTAGACCTTGACAACGGCGGGCTTTATTATCTCGTAGACAAATCACAGTCTCCGTGCGTGCCAGAGACGACCGTAGTGATCGAGCAGCTAGCGCCGAGCGACGGTAGCGACGCTGCTGTCGAGGCCACCATCGACACAGACCAAGACAGCAAAACATTTGGACAGGTAACTGAACTTACAGTCAGCAAGGCCGGCGACGGCTATCTTGCGTGGCTGTGGGAATATGGGTGCTTGTCGCGGTTTGACGGGCGTACGTTTACACTGCCTGCTTCTCCGCTTGACGATTGCTATTATGTCGCCGAGTGCGAAGGGGCGGATTTGTATTGCAATGAGGGCGAGCTGGTACAAGCGTCGCTGACCGGCTATGTGCAAGTCGAGCACCGCAGGCACGGCGAGATTGTGTCGTCCGCTACACTTGCGACCATAGAGTCCCGAGACGGGTGCAGCAGCGTTACGCTCACGGACGAAGACGGAGAGCGAACCGCGCAAATAACTGCCACCGAGATCGGCTCGGGCGAGGGCTCGGGCGAGGGCTCGGGCGAGGGCTCGGGCGAGGGCTCAGGCGAGGGCTCGGGCGAGGGCGAAGACAACGGACTCGACTGCCCCCCTGTGATGCTCGACGAAATCGCAGAGACGATCAGCGTCAACTTGCTGTGGGGCGGAAAGACCTACGACATTGATGGCGTTAATGTTTCCACGGAAGCTATCCCTCCTGAGTGCGATTACAACGGGCCAAGAATCTACATACGGTATGTAATTGGAGAGACCTTTCTAACGAAATTCGACGGAACCGATGCTGACGAAACGAACGCGGAGGGGCCGCAGTGGAATCTGGAGATTGACGGCGATTTGCGCCGCACAACGGGAACGTGTAACGGATGGCAGTTTTCTTTAAGCGTACTCCTTGCGCCTCAGCCTAATGGGCCAACGAATTGGTATGCCAACTTCGACATGATCGGCGAAGTGCCGGTTGACGAGGAGGGCTATCCGTCTGGAACTGCGCACATGCGGCACACAGGCGAACTTCCAGGCGCGGACGGGGAGCCGTGGTTCATTGTTCAAGACAGTTTCCCGCCGTGGTCTTTAGGCGAGCCACCTGTTTACTTCCCTAAGTGGATCACGCGATCGATAACTGTTGAGTTTTCTAGAGACTTGTCGTGACTTCCTGCACTCGTCAGCAGTTCGAGGCGTTGTGCGCGATGCGCGGCTATCCGCTGGAGCCTGCGCTACAGTGCGTTGTGTCGCAGCATGGCGACCGCTGGGTCGTCGATGTCGATCACGCCGCGTATCCGCGGATGCGCAAGCGCAGCGAAGCGCCGCAGGCCATGCCGTCACTGGTTGAGCGGGCCAGGAACTTTGCTACGTCGGCCGCCCGGCACGTCGCGTCTGGAATGCGCACCTGCACCGAGGAGCAGGTCGAGGCCCGCTACGCCATCTGCCGCGCGTGCGAGTTTTTCCGCGACGAGTCGTGCATGAAGTGCGGGTGTCCGCTGGCCCGCGGCGTCAGGCTCGTGAGCAAGTTATCGTGGGCGAACGAGAATTGCCCGGTTGGTAAGTGGGGTCCGGGGTCCCAGCAGTGATGCGGTTCGACCTCGTCGTCGTCGTGACCCTCGCCCGGCGGCCAGACAGGCTCGCCGCCTTCAAAGCCCGGCTGGCCGCGGCGAGCCAGTGCCTCGCGGCTGAACTCCAGGTCGCGCCGGCCGTCGACGGCCTCGTCTGCCAGCCGCCTGACTGGTGGAAGACCACGCCCGGGGCCTGGGGCTGCTACCGCTCTCACCTGCGGATCATCGAGGACGCGATCTGCGAAGGCCTGGAGTCGGTCCTGATCTTCGAGGACGACGCGACGTTCGTCGACGACTTCACGCCCAAGGCGATCGCGTTCCTCGAGGCCCTGCCGGCCGACTGGGGCCAGGCCTACCTCGGCGGCCAACACCTGGCCAAGGCGTTCCCGGCGGGCCACGGCGTCGTTCTGGGCTGCAACATCAACCGGACCCACGCCTACGCGCTCCGCGGCCCCGACGGCCTCCAGGCGGCCTACCGCTGGCTCTGCTCGAGCGACCGCTGGCGGGACAGGCACCACGTCGACCACCAGTTCGGCCGCATCCAGCGGGACGGCCGGCTGGCCGCGTACGCGCCCGCGGAGTGGCTCTGCGGGCAGGCCGAGGACCAGGCGAGCGACGTGTCTGGCAAACCCGTTCCGGCCCGCTGGTGGCAGCCTGGGCCGTCGGGCGCGAGACGGGTCCGGGTGCGGCAGCCGGTGGAATCAGCGGGCTCCTGAGTTACACCCAGGGGGCCCCGTCACGGAGGACGCATGGCAGACCCTATCACGGCGATGGCCGCCCGGCTGGTCAAGGCTCACCCAGACGCCCCGGCGAAGAGCCTGGCCCGGCGGCTGGTCGCGGAGTCGAACGACGCGATCACGCTCGAGCAGGCCCGGTCGCGGATCCGGTTCCAGTTTGGGCAGAACGGAAAACCGCACCGCAAGAAAACAGCGAACGCCCGGGAGCCCCGCGTGCCAGGCCAGGTGCGGGCAATGCCGAGTTCGATCGCGGAGCCCTGGACGCCGCACCGAATGAACGTGATCGGGGCGGTCGGGATCCTTTCGGACGTCCACGTCCCGTATCACTCCGAGGTCGCGGTCCGGGCGGCGGTCGACCACCTAAAGGCCCACGGCCTGGCCGGGCTGCTACTGAACGGCGACATAGCGGACTTCTACGCGATCTCGCGTTACATGAAGGACCCGAGCCAGCGGGACTTCAAGGGCGAGCTCGACGCTGTCCGCGGGTTCCTGGCGTGGATCCGCCAGGAGTTCCCCGAGATCCCGATCGTGTTTAAGGCCGGCAACCACGAGGAGCGGTGGAACCACTGGCTCTGGCAGCACGCCGCCGAGATCTCGGACGATCCGCGGATGAGCCTGGGCGCGTGGCTCGAACTGGACCAGGTCGGCATGACGCTCGTCGAGGACCAGCGGCCGGTGATGCTGGGGAAGCTGCCGGTCCTGCATGGGCACGAGCTGCCGAAGGGCATGGCCGCGCCGGTCAATCCGGCCCGGGGCGTGTTCCTGCGAACGCTGTCCACCGGCCTGGTGGGCCATTCGCACCGCAGCTCGAACCACGCCGAGAGCGACATGTGGCACAAGGAGACGGCCTGCTGGTCGACCGGCTGCCTGTGCGACCTGACGCCCGAGTACGCGCGGATCAACCGCTGGAACTGGGGATTCGCGATCGCCACCGTCCACAAGGGCGGGGCGTTCGACGTCCAGAACTTCCGCGTGATGCTCGACGGGAGCGTCCGCACGTCATGACGGCCGCGGACCTCGAGGCCGCGGAGCAGCTCGCCCGCCGGTTCGGGGCGCGGAACTGCTGGACTGGGGACAGCGGGACTCTAGCCTCGTTCGCTCTGGCCCTGATCCGCGAACAACGAGGAGAGACCGTGAGCGTAATCGAAGGCAGCCCAACAGCCGGGAACATGTACTCGAAGGCCGAGGAGCTGCTCGAGCTCGCGAGCCGAACCGTCCGCCAGCGCCGCAGCACCTACGGCCCGCCGGCGGAACATTTCGCGAAGACGGTGGCGGCCGTGAACGCGATCTTCGGCCACAAGCTCCGCGAGCCGCTGACCGTGGCCGACTGGGCGCAGATCATGATCCTCGACAAGCTCGCCCGGCATCAGGGGGCCAGCAAGTCCTCGGATACGCCCGTGGATCTCGCTGGCTACGCGGCGTGCCTGGCCGAGGTGGAGGGCCTGCCGTGACGAGCTGGGACTTCTTCGACACGTTGTCGGGCCGCGCCACGGGCCACGAGCCCTGGCGGCTGTTCGACCACGTCGGCGGCGAGGAGTATCGGCGGGTCCGGCAGCTCGCCGAGATCAAGAGCGACAAAACCTGGCCCGGGATCTTCCGGTCACTCGAGGCCCTGACCGGCTGGCCGGCCGCGCGGGTCGCCGAACTGCGGGAGCGCGAGTGGCAGGCCGAACTGGCCGCGGCGTTCCCGATCCTGGAGAACGTCCGCCGCGTCCGGCCCGGCGACCGGATCGTCTCGGACACCTACTTCTCCGCGCCCCAAGTCCGCGAGCTCGCCGGCCGGATCGGGATCCCGCGGTCGGTCGAGATCGTGACGAGCTGGGACGGCAAGCATTCCGGGGCCTGGTGGAAGACGCCGGCGGCCGCCGCGGCGGAAGTGCATGTCGGCGACAACCACCGCAGCGACTACCTTGAGCCGCGCCGGGCGGGCCACAAGGCCGAGGCCTACACGAACGGACGCCAGGCGCGCGAAGAGCAGGCCCTGGCGGACTCTGGCCGGTGGGAGGTCGCCGCGGCCATGCGTGCGGCCCGGCTCCAGAACATCTACGCCGAGGACGGCCCGGCGTTTCGCGCGTGGGCCTTGGCCGCCCAGGCGAACGTCCGGTTCCTGATCCTGGCCGCCGCCCTGGTGCGGCAGTACGTCGAGGCGGCCAGACCCAAACGGGTGTTATTTGTCTCCAGGGACACCCTGCTCCTCCAGGAGGCCTACCGGCGCTTCTGGCAGGACATCGAGGTCGGGACGTTCTGGTCGAGCCGGCAGGCCCTGACGCAACCGAGCCGCGACTACCTGACATACGTCAAGTCGATCGCTTCCGGGGCCCTGTTCGTGGATCTGCACGGCACGGGCCGCAGCGTCCGAGCCTTCGAGGCGGCAGCCGGCGTCGAACTGGCCTACGTCTTCGTCTGCGGCCAGCGGCGGCTGCCGGCCAGGTGTCACCGGCTGGTCGAGCTGCCCCACATCGGCACGGGGACGGCGGTCGAGGTGATGAACTACGACGCCGGCGGGCGGGTGCTGGACGTGGTCGACGGCGAGCCGGTGCGCGCGACGGTCGAATACGACCTCGAGCTCGTGGCCGCGCACCGGACGGCCTCGCTGCTTGGGGTGGCGAGCTGCTGCCAGCCCCCGGCGGCCGTCAGGACCGATGAGGTCGCGGAGGCGGCGCGGGCGGTCGAGGCGGCTGTGTCCCGGGAGCTCCTCGCCCAGCACCAGGTCCACCATCACGATCGGCCCGCGACGACTGGGCGGGTCGTGCGTCGCAGGATTCGCCGATAGTTGCAAACCGGGGGCAGGAAGGCGACGAACGGCCGGCTACGCCGATCGTGCCGGTGGCTCCGGATCCGGCTGGAACACCCGGGGCATGCTCTGCCAGGCCTTCGGGCGCTTTGAGTCGACCACGCGCGGGTCGAGGTACGACCGCCGCGTGATCCGGTCGGACGAGTGCCCGAGGAACGCGGTCGCGTCGAGCCCGGCCGCCGCCAGGTGCGAGGCCGTGGACCGGCGCAGCGCGTGGAACTGCACGTCGCGGCCGTCGCCAAGCCCAGCCCAGCGGGTGATCGTCTTCCAGCGTTTCCGGAGGGCCGTCCCGGACGCGAGCCACCAGAAAACCGTCGGCCCATCGTGCCGGCTGACGGCGTCGACCAGGTCGCAGGCCTCGGGCGACAGCTCGTAGACCCGCTCCTGGGCCCGGCCCTTCCGGACTCGCGCGGGGACCGTGAGCGTCGGCCGCTGCCAGCAGTGCCGCGGCGTCGAGAGGATCGCGTTGATCCGCTCGCCAGACTCTAGGCCGACGGCAATCAGCGCCGGGAAGAACACCCGCGCGGGGACCGGCCCCACCCAGCCGCCGGCGTGCCTCGCGGCTGCCGCCAGCCGGCCGAGCTCGTCGGCGGTGAAGGCCCGCGGGACATGGTGCGGCACGAGCTCAGGCGCGACGGTCGGCCGCAGTTTCACCAGCCCGCGGCCCTGGGCAAGGTTCCAGAGAGCCAGGATGCCCGACCGCTCGCGGGCGACGGAGTTCGGCGACTTCTTCTCGGCCATCTTCGTGAGCCACTGCGAGACGACCAGGTCGTCTAGGTCGTCGAGCAGGGCCGGCCGCCCGAGCCACTTGGAGAACTGCGTGATCGCGTGCCGCAGGAGCCGCACGCTTTCTGGCGATCGGCCGCGGAGACGAAGGGGGACGTAAACGGTTTCGAGAAAGGCGTCGAGTGTCATCGCGTGTACCTCCGACGAAGGGATAGGTCACGCTTCCGTGCTTGGGGGGCTTCTTCCGTGGGGTGTTCCGGTCGTGCGGCCTTTTCCGATTGGCCGCCGCACGTCTGGTCGGTGAACGGTTCGCTCCTGCCCCCGCCACTGTCAATAGTTGCAATCCTGTCCGGAAAACGCCGAGGAGTCGGCCGCCGGACAGTCGGTTGATTCGGGAACGGATGCCCGTAGGTTCGGAGGCCATGAGGATGGCAGTTCGACTCCCACCGAAGCGCCGCGTCTGCGGCACGGCCGAGGCGTCGGAGGTCACAGGGTATAGCCAGCGGCACATCGTCACGATGGCCAACCGCGGCGAGATCTGGTCGGAAAAAATTTCTACCAGAGCCCTGCTTGTCGATCTGGACGAGCTCGAGCGACTGGCCGGCGAGAAGGCCAGCCAGCGCAAGGCAGGCAAGCTCTGCGGCCGCCCCCGCGGCTACCGAAAGACCGGCTGAATTCTGCCCGTCAGAAAGCCGAGAAATGTGCTGTTGACGTATAGCCTATCGACGCTATACGCTCCCCACCCATCGTCACGGAGGACGAGATGAATGTCGAGTTCTGGATCGAGCTGCTCGTGATTGTGATGCGGATCGTCGCTGCGGGCTGCTGCGAATAGCCTAACGGAGAACAACGCATGGACGCCAACAACGCACGGATGCCCGGGGACGCCGAGGCCGCCGCGGCCATCCAGGGCATGACGGATCTGTACGGCAACCGGATCGAGCCCGGGAAGACGGTGATCTACCGCCGGGACCACTGGACGCCCGGCGTCACTGAGACCGGGAAGGTCGTCGGGTTTCACCGCGGCCTGATCCTGCTCGAGACGGCTACGGACATCGTCGAGGTGACGACCGAGGAGCTGATGCCCTTCTGAGGATTCCACATGCCACGGATGGCACATCACCGAGCCGACAACCGCGTCGGCCCGCATCACACCTGGCTACGCAGGAAGGCGTACCACCTCGTGAAAGTTTTTCGGCCGCTCAACGCCAGCCATCGGATCCTCGTGTCGATGCGGCCGGTCGCGGCCGGGATCTACGCGATGGACCCGGTGCTCGTAGCTGACTGGCGGCGGGCCGTCGAGGAGGCCATGCCGTACGCCCGCGACACCGAAGGGAAGGTGTGGGAGTGAGCGACTACGTCCTGGGCTCTTCGCTGATCGTGGCGGCGCTTGTGCTGCTGATCTTCACCGGGACGGTGTTCGTGTACGGGATCGCGCTGATTCAGGAAGGCCGCCGCGGCGGAGGCTGCGGCGGAGGATGCCGGCGGAGGCCGGTCAAGCAGGGAAGCAAACACGTCCGCGGCCTCGATGGAGTGGGGCTGCGGGTTTTCACCACGAAGGAGAGCGAATGATGGCAGGATTCCATAAAGCGACGAAGGCCCAGGCGAAACTCCGGGCCGCGATCTTCGGGCCGAGCGGAGCCGGGAAGACGTTCACGAGCCTACGGGTGGCCACGGGCCTCGGCGGCCGGATCGCGGTGATCGACACCGAGCGCGGCTCCGCGAGCAAGTACTCGGACCGTTTCGACTTCGACGTCCTGGAACTCGAGGACCAGTCGATCGACGGCTACATCGCCGCGATCCGGCTGGCCGGCGAGAGCGGCTACGGGGTGCTCGTGATCGACAGCCTGTCGCACGGGTGGCAAACGCTGCTCGAGGAGGTCGAGAAGCTCGCGAAGGCCAAGTACCGCGGGAACACCTGGTCGGCCTGGAGCGAGGGCACGCCGCTCCAGCGGAAGCTCGTCAAGGCGATCCTCGACTTCCCGGGCCACGTCCTCGCGACGATGCGGTCGAAGACCGAGTGGACGACCGTCGACAACAACGGCAAGAAGTCGCCGCAGCGGGTCGGCCTGGCACCGGAGCAAGGAAAAGGCGTCGAGTACGAGTTCGACCTCCTGGTGGAGATCTCGACCGAGCACATCGCGAACGTCATCAAGGACCGGACCGGCAAGTTCCAGGACAAGTTGATCGACAAGCCGGACGAGAAGTTCGGCCGCGAGCTCGCCGCGTGGCTGGCTGACGGGGTGCCGGCACCGGCAGCCTCGGCCAAGCCGATCGCCATTCCCGACGCTTCGCTTGAGGACCGGATCCTGGCGTACATCGCCGAGGCGGCCAGCGTCCGGACGCTGGGCAAGATCGGCGACCGAATCGACCAGCTCGTGTCGACGGGCGAGATCACCGACGACCAGCGGACGGCGCTCCGCGAGCGGCTGGCGGCCCGGCACGACGCCATCGAGCCCCAGGAGGCCGCCGATGCCGTGGCATGACGAGGCCCCGTGGCGGGCCAAGCGCCGCAAGCCGGCGCAGACGCCGGAGCAGCGGCTGGCCGACATCGAGCGGCTCTGCCGTTACGGCGACATCAGCATCGGGGACGCGATCCGCGCGGCCTACGAGACCGGGAAACACAACCGGCCGGAGACGGCCACCACCAAGGAAAGGGTCTGACGCATGGACTGGGGACGAGACGACATCGACGACGAACCGCAGGCGTCCGCATCGGCCACCGAGCGCGAGCTGGTGCCGGAGGGACTGCACGACTTCCGGATCCGCGAGGTCCTGGAGGACGACGCCCGCGTCGAACTGCGGCTCGTCCACGACGACAAGCGGTTCGGCTGGGTCTTCTGCAATCTGCCGAAGGATGCGGACTGGGCCAAGCGGATCGCGTCGGGCCTGCGGAAGTCTCTCGGGATCACGGCCGACGACTGGGCCACCATGAAGGCCGGCGACCTGGCGGGCCGGCGGGTGGCGGCGGAGATCTACCACAAGGTCAGCAAGAGCGGGTGGACCTGGGTCAACGTCAGGAAGTTCGTGGCGGTCGAGCGGCCGGAGCCGCCGGCGGAAGCGCCGCCGCGATCCAAGCCGGCGAAGGCCGCGGCCGCGTTCAAGGCCTCGGCGACCAGCGGCGACGACATCCCGTTCTAGGAGGCTGCCATGTTCAAGAGCACCGTTTCGATCCGTCCGGACGGACACGTCGAGCTCCACCACCTGGAGGGCGAGGTCGTCGAGGTCCGCGACCGCAACCACCAGAGCGGATACGACCACTTCGTCCGCATCGGCGGCCAGTGGCTCTACAAGCTCACCGGGGAGTGGCGGCTGCACCGCTGGGAGGCCCTGCTACGCGCCGCGGAGCAGCTCGACGAGGCGGCCGAGCGGATCACGGACAAGGCGGCCGAGCTGCGGCACGAGGCCGCCACGGCGAGGAACGAGACACGGCCGCTCCCGGCCGAAGGGGCTGTCATTGCCGGCCCCGGGGAGAGCGCCGCCGGCGGTCGCGATGAAACACCGGCAGCCCAGGATCAGGGCCTCCATCACTGAGGCCTGGGCCGTCAGCCGCACGACACGCGGCACATACACGGAGGGAATCGTGGACGTTCTGAAGCGGCACCTAAAGGCGTGGCTCGCGCGGTGCTGCCAGCCGCAGCGGAGGGGCTCGTGATGGGGACGTTCATCGAGAAAGACGCGGATCTGCCGCTCGTGGCCCTGTGCCGCGGCCAGGCGGCCGCCGCGGCCTGTCTCGCGAAGGCCGAGCGGGTCACGGAGTTCGACGGCGAGCGGGCTAGGGCCGCGGTGCTCGAGCTGCTGGCGGACGGCCGGGCCCGCTCCGGCGAGGAGATCGTCGACCACTGCCAGCGGATGGGCCTAGTGCCGCACGACGCGCGGGCCTTCGGGCCGGTGTTCGGGACGCTGGCGCGGCGTGGGCAGATCGAGGCCGTTGGGTATGCGGCGAGGCGGAAGGGGCACGGGACGGCAGGGGCGAGGGTCTGGCAAATCACGGCGGCGTCGCGGTGACGTTGCCGTGCGGTGTCGCCTTGTCTGGCGACACCGCATGTGTGGTGATGCTTGGAGACAAAAGGAGTACAGCGATGGCTGGATTTGTGCAGCTTGCGAGCGTAAACGGCGTGTCACCGAAGTCAGGACCCAGGGTCGAGAAGGTCTTCGTGACCCCGGAGATGGCAACTGAGTGGCTGGCCAAGAACGTCAAGAACAGGAACATCGTCAAGGGACATCTTTCTGCTCTTGAGCAGGTTCTTCTGCGCGGAGAGTGGGTTCTGAACGGAGACACGATTCGATTCGGGAAAGACGGATTTCTAAAGGACGGCCAGCACCGACTTGCGGCTTGCGTCAATACTGGCGTCGGCTTCTGGACGTTTGTTGCATACGGACTCGAAGACGACGCATTTGACACGATCGACACCAACTCACGCCCTAGGCGCGTTGCCGATGTCTTGAGCATCCATCAGCACGGCAAAGCGAACGCTCTCGCGGCGTGCGTCAAATTGCTGTGGACATTTCGGCAGACTGGCCAGGTCTACGACGGAGGAGGAGGCCACGTCGGATTTAGTCCGAAGATCTGCCTTGAGATTCTCGGCCGGAGGCCTTCAATCGAGTCGTTCGTTGCCTTAGGTGTAAATAGCGGGCGAGTGTTTCCATCGGCGTCGCTGCTTTCTGCTCTTGGCTACATCTTTTCGTCCGTCGATTCAGCTATGGCAGATGACATGTTTAAGGTCATGGCCGAGGGCAGCAGGGACGTGGAGCGCCCGTTTAATGTGCTGCGAGAGTCGATGATTAACCGCCGCGTCACTGGAACTAGGATCGGGAATCGGGCGCTCGCCTTTATGGCTATTAGGACATGGAATAGCGAGATGTCTACCGACTGGATAAAGAGGGTGTACTACAAGCCGAACGAGGAATTCCCGGCGATCTTTGGCCTCGACTACGCGAAGCTTGATCAGATCATCTGATCGACGACGCCCTCGTGATAGGCACGGCGCCGCTTCGACGCGGCGGGGCGGAATGGAAAGGAGGCCAGCATGGCCGGTGAATGGATCCCCTACGACGTCTGCCTACCCCAGAAGCCCGAGGTCCTCGAGCTCGTCGACACCACCGGCCTGCCGGCCGACCAGGTCGTCGGCCGGCTCCTGATGCTCTGGGGCTGGGCCGCCCTGAACAGCTCCGACGGGTCGGCCCGGATGTCGATCCGGCTCCTGTCGAAGGTCTGCGGGGGCGACGAATCGTTCTGGTCGGCGGTGCAGGACGTGGGCTGGCTCGTGATCGACGCGGAAAACGGAACCGTTGGTATCCCCGGATGGGACGCCAGGTTCTCGAAAGCCGCTAAATCCAGGGCTCTGGCCACCGTCCGGCACCAGGTCGACAAGGTCGGGGGCGCTGAGCGCCCCCAG